ATCCTGGTTGGCTGTAGTAACAGCAATTGCCGCCCCAGAGTGTCCGTCGACGGACAGGTTGGTTATACTATCGCCCACGATAGCCAAATCCCTAACCCCAGCAGTACGGAACGGTGGTGTAGTAAGACTACCAAGATTAAAGTTAAGTGCGTTGTTCGTGGCTCCATGGTTCACAATGAAACTCTGCCCTGAACCGTCTCCAACCAGCATATTACGATGACTGACCGTCAATCCTGCCGTGATTTTGTACTGCCCGGCAGGGAAATAGACGATTCCGTAATCCCCGGCAGCGGTAATGGCAGCAGCAATTGCACTAGTGTCATCCGTCACATTATCTCCAACGGCACCAAACGCCTTGACATTGTAGACAGACTGTGTCTGAAGCACCCAAGTATCGGCAGACTCACACAAATACAGCCGCTGTCCGGCACTAGCGTCACTGTCAACATAGACTTCACCAACAGCGCACGTCCCAGGCAAACTCGTACTGTTAGGCACCTCCAAAGTAGCTCCACTGAAGTCGTGAGTGCCGGTCCAAGTGTAGTTCAGATCCTGCAAATCACTAGCTTGAATCGCGCTGGCCACAAAGTTAGTCCCGTCCCCACGAAGGAAATGTCCAGTTGTTGCGCTACCATTAACCTGAAACCCGGTTGTGGCATTGAGGACACTGGCCTTGAGATACCCGTCAGCGCTATCATCCGCCAAACGGACTTCAAGCCCAGTCCCAGAACGCTTCAGTGCCGGATAGGAAGACGTCAGGCCGCCAAAGCCGATCAACGTGCCATTGTCCCGGAGCAGTCCCTCTCCCAGGGTTCCACTGGCCGTTACTTTGGGAATGGCATTCGTCGTCGTCAAGCTGCCAACACCCTTGATGATCTCGGTGTCCCGGGTTATCGTGGAGGGAAACCAACCATCCTTGAGATCACCGTTAGTATCGGCGATTGGGATCTTGTTCGCGGTCGGCACAGTAGTAGCATTGACCGGGTTCTCGACCACCCGTAACGAGGCGTTCAATGAAGCATACCCGTTGGGCACGCCTTTGTTTGCACTATCTTCAGGAGTAAAGCCCAGCGCCGCCTGGATTCCAGCCTCGGCGAGAGTACGGTTAATCCAGTTTCCTCCCGAATAGCCCAAGATTTCATCGTTAGCCGGTGATGTAATCGTTGCTCCAATGATAGTTGTTCCGCTGCCGGACTTGGAGGCAAAGTCAGTGAGGTCCGTGGAGGCCCAAACCTCTTGCCCTTGAGCAACATTGAGCTTCGTACTGGCATCCAAACCAGCGTAGCCATTCGCACTATCCTTTTCAGAAACTACCTGGTAAGTACCTGAAAGGTCCGGCACGTCTCCAGCTTGAATCGCGCTGGAAACAAAGTAAGTTCCATTGCCTCGGAGAAAGTTTCCGGACGTTGCTGCACTGTTCACCTGGAAGCCCGTCGAGGCATTGAAGACGCTAGCTTTGAGGAGAGCATCAGCACTGTCGTCCGCGAGGCGCACCTCTAGGCTCGTGCTGTTGCGCTTTAGTGCCGGGAAACTTGCGGTACAGCCACCAAAGCCGACGATGTCGTTTGGGCAGTGCCATTGTAACCCCGCTGCCAAACTTCCACTATTGTTGTATTGGTACTCGGTGCCGGAGCCAGCGGAGGTTGTGCAGGCGGCTGGAGCCCACTTTGAGCCGTCCCACTGCAAGCACTGCCCGGAAGTTGCTCCGTCTTGCTTGAGCATTCTCGGGGAGACGACTCCTTGGCCGAAAGCCAGGGCTCCTGCCATGATGAGTGCTAGTAAAAGTTTCTTCATTTTGTTCTTTTCCCGTTTGAGAAAACTTTTGGCTTACTTCTTTTGTTCTCCTTGCTTTATTGCGGCCTTTGCCCGCATTTCCTCGATGTCGAGCTCGCGCGAACGAAGCTCAATGTCCATCATGGCCTTGAAGAGGTTGATGCTATGCTCCTCGTCGGCCCGCTGCTGCTGCTTGGCAAGCAAAGCCTGTTGCTGCTGCATAGCGGCAAGTTGCTGCATCTTCTTGTTCTCGGCGTTGATGATGCCTGGCAGAGACTTGAGCATGTCGGGAGTGACTTTCTCGTTGCTACCTCGGGAGTTTCGATCACGTCTTCAATGTCCGGAATTTCGGCTCGGAAGGCGGCCAGGATTTTCCGGAGCAGGACATCTTGACGGATGTAGGGTAGCCACTTATCGCCGTTTTGGCCCAGAATGTTCAGGAATTGCACGAGGTGTTGCAGGACCTCGACGTTTTTGATCTGGTTGGAGATGCCGGTCACTTTCACGACGTACTGCCCGTTGATGAGCTCTAGAAGTTGGCTCCTGGTCAAGCTTTGAATTGACGGAGCGTTGACACCGAGAATTGCGGGGACGCGCGGGTCGTTGCTCGTGTCCAGGTATTGCATGATTAAGTCGATGGACAGCTCGACCATTGGCTTCAAAGCGTGGTTTTCGATGCTACTGGCGAGGTTGCCGAAGAAGGTGTCTTGCTGGGCGACTTTCTTGTCAATTTCGGTTGCGGTCGTCACGCCTCTCCAGCGAGGCATAGACTGTTGGACCTCGCTGACTAAAGCGCCTTCCTGGTGAGACCTGTCGAGTAAGCCGACCAGTTGGACGGCACCATTGCTGATGTCTTCTGTTTGGATTGGCTGAATGGCCCGGACCCCGGAAATGTCGGACATGCTGCGCATGAAGAATTTGCCGGGAGCAATGCCGGTCCGAAGATCTTCTTCATTCTCGAACAAGTCGGGGTAGACCTCGAAGATCGGCATTAAGCGGAAAAGAAGGGCATCCATGCTCAGGTTGGCGAGTTTGTTGAGGGCCTTGTCGATTTCTCGGACCATTTCGACGAGGCCGACGTAACGTTTCGACCACAGTTTGTAGGGTTTGTAGCTCAGCAAGAGGGTTTTGTCGGCGATTATTACGTGGCCGTGCTTCTCAACGACCTCGTTGTTACGCACGATCGGGCCGAAGTATTCGATTAGTTCAACTTCTTCTTGTGATGCTTGGTCGGACTGGTACTCATCGAAGCGCGTCATGGTCTTTTGCTGTTCATCTTTTACCGTGCTGGGACTGACGCGCTTGATTTCCTCCAGAGTGGCTACGTTGAAGATGCCTTGTTTGGCTTTCTCAATGAGTTCCCACTTCGGCATACGGATTACTTCGAGAGTGCCCTTCCAGTTGTTGAGCTTACTGCCGGGGAGCCAGTAGAAGTTGTAGGGATCAACGGCCTTGACCATGAGGCGGCCTTCCTTGGCGGTGCGGACCACAAGTTGGCCGCCGGACTCGGTCGCCAGTTCAGGCTTGTCGGCCAGCTCCCACCAAAGCTTCCAGACCCCAAGGCCCATAATGAAGCCACTTTCAAGGCCCGTGCTGAACTCGTCCTTGTAGCCAGCGTTTTCCAGGAAGACTTGGACGAGCTGGGCGAGTTGGCCCGCCCTGACGCCGAGCGTCAAGTTGTCGGGGTCAACCGGCTCAATGCTCCAAGGGTCTTTCGAGATGCCTAGGAAGCGTTCGATGGTTGAGGTCGCTTGCTTCACGCTGTTGAAGCTTTTTGGGAGGACAAGCTTGGAGTTCCATTCCTCCTTTTCACTGAAGTCCTGTTTGCCTCGGTAAAGCTCCCAGCACTCAGTCCAAATGTCTACTTTGTTGCGTCGGGCGTTGCGTATCTTTTGGAACTTGTCTATGATGTTCGAGACGATCTCTTTTTTTGCCCCGTTGCGCTCCGCCTCAGCATCTATCATTGAAATAGGGTTTGTTTGTCCAGCCACGACTTCCTTCCTCGCCTACTCCCATCCAGTATACCACATAAGGCTCTCTTTAGGTGTACAATCTCCAAAATTCAGAGTCTCCCTCCAGTTCTTGCTTGCTTTCTGCTTGTCACTCATGGAGGCATACACAGCTCCCTCAAATTCTTGGATCATGTTTTTGCAACAGTCGAAGATTTTGAAGGTGATGTGGTTCGGGTCCGACCAGTGCTCCTTCATTTTTGCGAGCCAAGCCTGCTCATTGTTGTTGCCTCGAATGAGTTTAGTGAGTCCTTTTTCCATGAACAGTTCGTACATGCTGGAAGGTAAGCCCCGAGAATTGCGGGTGGTGCGCCCGAAGATGGTCGGGTCAGCCGCTATGTACTTCACGCTGGCCCAGTAAGGAAAGCTCTTCACCTTGTACACAAACTCGTCGATGTTTACGCAAGGCTCGTAAAGCTCCCACACACAGTAGGTTATGCCTTCGTGAATGGTGTAGAAGTGGACACTGCTAGGGTTGCGCGAGCCATAGTCCAAGCCTCCCCAGTAGGGCATGTCCGGGCCGAACTCCGGGTAAGGCCGCCTGACCACTATGTGGCCCTTGTGTTCCCTGATTTCGGGAAATGCGAGGTCCCCACTGAGAGCACTGAAGTCGATTTCGTACTCCATGGCCCAGTCCGAGGGGCGCATCCCAGCCTGGGCTTCACGCTTCCACACTTCAGAGCGCTTTCTCGGGTCAGCAGTGTAGTGAAGGCGAACCACACAGAAGCCGTTGTTGTCATTGCGCTTTATTTGAAGGCCAGTGTCTTCATACAAGATTTTCGGCATACTAGTAACGCCGTTTTCCAAAGCAACACCCTCGTGGACGGAGAGACCAACCCCTGGCTTTCCTGTCACCTTTGCAAATAAGATGTGGGCAATTTCGTGGATGATAGTGGTCCTGTAGTCTTCCATTCTGTCGTCCGCCAGAGGGTACAGCTTGGAGGGGCGTACTACCCTAATTTGGGCCTCCCGAAATTCCAAGTTCCATCTGCACTCCCCAAGGTCGTTGTCGGGTAGCTTTGAGACTATGGAGAAGGTTACCTCCCAGTCGTTCAGCTTTAGCAGGTCCAGTATATCGTCGATGAACCTCAATGAGTCTTTTTTAAGTTTTGCCAGGGAAATCGTCGTTTTGCTCTTCATTTTTTATTTTCTCGATTAGCTTGGTTACGATGTCGGTGGTGTGTATTCCACTGTCACGCACGTAGATTGTCGGTATGCCGGGGAACCGTGAAGGTGCCCGCTGGGGCCAGCTCATGATCGGGCGAAGCTTCCCCTTGGTTCGCCTCAACTTTGCGTCACTGTCCAAGAGGGCCACGAGCGTGGCGCACCTGTGCCGGGCCTCTCCAATGAGCCGAAGGTGGCCACTTGTGAGAATGTCGAACCCTCCATTAATCATGCCCAATGGCCTCGGGAGCAGTTTCACTTTGTTGAGACTGAGGGCGGTTGTGTTCTGAAGGGCGGACAGCACGTCTTCATGTTGCTTACAAGTAAACCAAGTCTTGGGCACGCGCCTCTCAAAGAACTTTGCGTCTTTAGTCATAGTTACTCAACATGTCCATGCACGCCGCTTCGAACCACCCAGGGTTGGCGGAACTGGTGGCCGTGAAGCGGCCTCCGTTCTGGATGGACGGCTTGGCGGCGGCGAAGCTAGCGGCTGCCTGGGGCAAAAAGGCAGCCTCGTCTTGGTAAAGACCTCTAGGGTGAAACTGGCGAATCTGATCCGGGTCCTGAGGAAAGCCCATCATTATAGACTCTCCCCCCTTCACGATGAATTCTCCGCCTTTCATGCTGCCGACGGACAGCTTGGCTGGGCTTATGTCCCTGAGAATTTTCGGTTGGTTCTTGTATATGTGGTGAGCCCGGCTGACGAGGTCATAGGCTTTCCGCGCGTTCAAACTTTGGACGATGTTCTGCGCTCCTTCATTGTAGATTGTGTCCCAAGTATAGAAGGCAATGACCATCCAAGTGGCGACCATGTCCCGACTCTTCATAATGAAGAGGTAACGTTCCGTGAGCCACCTCTCGGCTATAGGCTTGATGTAGGGGAGGTGGTAGGGAAACGGACGGATGCTCGGCAGTTCCTCGAAGTACGAGAGGACGGCGCTGTGACTTGGAGCCCTGAGACTGTGGGCAAGCTCCAGGTGGACCGCCAGTTTGTCGAAAGTCAGAGTGCGGTCCTTGTCCGTTCCTTTGCAGAGAGTGCAGCGAAACGCTTGATGGGGATCGTAAGTGAAGACATAGGGAAGGCCCTCTGGCCACTTGTCTGTCTTCACATGCTGAGTGTGGTCCAACCAGTAGAACAAAGAATCGTGGCACTTGTCCCACTCAACCTGTGCCATTGCCTTGGCGGCTTTCTTTCTGAGTTTGGTTGGGCACTTTTCCAGCCACTCCAAGGTTTCGTTGTTGAGACCAAACCACTCCGGGTATTTTGGTACCTTGTCACGAACGAAAATATTGTCAGAAATTGCGAGTACTCTTCGTTGCTCGTCTTGAGTCGTTTGGATCATCGTGTGTAGAAGCTTCTAAAAATTGTGTAAC